CTAGATATATCTGAACTGCCCTCATCTTTAACAGAATCAAGCAGTTCATAGATACACATTTTTAATTCTTGAGGATATTCCTCTGCTTCGAGTAATTGAAAGCGACTTTTTGTTCTTTTGTCAACTTCTTTTCTTGCTCGATATTCTAACAAATTAAAGGAGGTCTCATCTAGAGTTTGGCCTCCTAACTGTCCATACTCAGTGTATGTTAGATATTGATTATCAAAACTCATATTGACCTCCTATTTATACTACGCAAAATCTACTAATAGATCGCTATCTAACTCTTTGATACCGTAGATAATATCAAATGAGATTTTATCAGTCTTAGTGTTTGAATCATAATCGAATACAACTCTTACAGCTAAACCGTTTGCACTAGCAATAGCACATTTAGCAGCACCTTGTGGTAACTCTAATTGTCTAGTTACTAAAGCTAAACCGTTTCTGTGGAAACCTAGAGAGTGTGCTTTATTGATTATAACTGCATCTACAGCTGTAGTGATACCAAATGGAATCTTTTCAGTTACTTTTAATGTACCTGCACCACTTGATAAAGTTAAATCTTCATCACATTCAAATAAGTAACCATTAACGATTAACTTATCACCTTTCTTAATAGTTCCAGTAGCTGCAGAGCCAGCTGATACAGTGAATTGTTTAGTGTCTTTAGTACAAGCTACTTTATATGCTGTTACAGTACCAGCAGTTGCTGAATTGTTTTCTGGAGCATTTTGGCTCATAAAAGTGTTCATAGTATATACTTTACCAATTTCACTTTCTTTAAGCGCTTCGCTATCTCCCTTATAGCATACTTTAGCAAAATTATCTAAAGTGTTGTACTTGTATAGAGTATCTACTGCAAGTACTAAATTTCTGTTATTATCTCTTGGTGCTTTTTTCTTATCTAATGCTTTACCAACATTAGCAATATCTCCAATAACTGGAGTTCCTGATACTGATACTTTGCTTGCAGCTTTCTCAATACCAACAGTTAACAAGTCAACATCAACTGCTTGTGCAATTGCAGTAAGTGCTGGTGTGATTACTTGTTCACTGAAATCTTTAATATCTAAAGTCATTTCTTTAGATGTTACTGGAACTGTTACATCTCTATAACGGTCCATTTTTACTGCTACAGATCCTTCTGAGATTTCTTGTTCTTCAACTTGACCTGTAAAGTTTTTAGCTACAAATTTAGCTGGTTTACGAACTGTAATAGTATCTCCTACTTTTACGAATTCTTTTGAATAGTCTCTGTGGACTAAGTTAGCCATGGTTAGATTTGATTCTAATACCATAAGTGCCTCATTGGCAATTATTTGAGGCGTTAAAATAATATTTGCCATTCTAATTCCTTCTTTCTTTAGTTATTTTTTCTCCATGCCTTGTATTGTTCGTAGCTCATTTCATCTATATTATTAGGTGTTCCTGTGCTACCATCACCCATACCTGGCATGTCACCTGGTTTATTTGGATTTTCAAATAAACCTTCTTTGTCTTTTGTTAAAGTATCAAATATTTCTTTAATACCTTTACCAACATTTTCTGGTTTCTTTAACTCAGACTTAATATCAGCAATAAGACCATTTTTTACATAATCATTTGTAAATTTCTTATCACCAAATACTGAAACAATGTTATTAGTCAATGTTTCATCTTCTTTTTGCGCTTTTTCAGCAGCAATTCTTTTAGCTTCATTATCCTTGAATGTTTGAAGCTCTTGCTTTAGATTATTTAGTTCTGTAGAATCTGGTACATTTTTAAGTTGATCTTCTAGTTTGGTAATAGTTGCTTTATATGTGTTTTCAGCAGTTTGTTTTGCTTTTTCCACTTCAGCATTTACTATTTGTCCATTCTTAGCAAGAATTGATTTAATCTCTTCTTGAGATAGCTTAACTTTCCCTTCTCCAATCTCTAAATTTTCTAAAAATTCTTTCATCTATATTCTCCTTCCACTTTTTTCAGAGGTCGTGTCCTCCTAGATTTTTAGATATTGCTAGTCCTTCCGTTGCTATGCCACACGAAAAAAGCCGATATTTCTACCGACTTATAGTGCTATTTTATAAGCACTGTACCAATAATATACTGTGTTTAAAACGGATGAGGAGTTTCACCCGATTGCCATAGAATTCATCTTAAAGCTCCACCCAAACTGCCTTTATATGTACACTTGGCATTCCATCGTCATGGAATATTTTAAGGTTTCTATCCGCTCATATATATTACCAGTACACTACCTATAAGGTAGCATGATAAAAGCACTCAGTAGAGTGCTTAATCTTCATTATTTAATGGATGCTCTTTTAAATATTCATCCAATTCTTTTGATACTTGTTTATTGAATTCTTCATCAACTTGTATCGACTCATCACTTAATCCATCTAATTCTCTATCATCAAATAACATATTAGGATCTTTCAACTCTTCCATAATCCCAACCTACTTTCTTACTTATCATTTCATTTATTAAATGAAGTGTTTCCTTGTTTTTACCATACTTTTGATAGAACTTGCTTCTTGTTATTCTATTTAACTCGGCCAAGTCCTTTGGTCTAATTTTATTTATACCATTTTTCTGTAAATAATACAAGTATTTATCAGTTTTAACAATTATTGAATCGATTGATCTAAAATTGTTAAATGTTTCTATATCTCTAAATGAGAATGATGAATTGCTAGGATGATTATGAACAATACTTAAACTATTCTTTTTTGCTGTTAATATTGTCATATAGGCTTTTAAATTACCAACATTATGCTTACTATTATTTGTTATTTGAAGTATTTTATCACCAGATTGAGCATTGTATATAATCATGTGTTCTACATCATTATTTAAGCCTTTAAAATCTCTTTCCAGTATGTTATCTTCAAATAGATTACTATATTTATCTTCAATAGTTGCTCGCTTATAGCCTTCTACTTGTAATCTATCTAATTTAGTAGGTAAACCACTAACTTTTGATAGTTCATGATATTTTTCACTTAATTGTCTTATCTTGGTATCACAATGTTCTACTTCTGATGTATCTCCTACTGCTTTAGCACCCATTTGTCTATCTTTATACTGTCTTATTTTAGTTTCCAATTGTCTTTGCAACTGTGTACCTTCATAATTAGTATAATGATTGCCATCGAAGTCAAATCCTTTTTTATTAGCTTCTTTGTCTTTCTCTAGCTGCCTTTTAGAATACATTGGCTTTGATACTCCTAAAACAATAGGATATATGAAATGGTAACAATTTAACTCACCTACATGTCTTTCTAGACTTTCATTTACCTGTTCAAACTCTTCTTTGCTAAACTGTTTACCATCTATTGTATCTTCATGATCTGGTGCTGGATTTTTATGGTGGGATACTTCTATTCCATCTGCACCAAATTCTTCACCAAATTCTTTCTGTAATTCTTGATTTAAATGTCTTACACCATCCATTAAATTCATTCTAACAGATGAATCCATTCTTCTTGAATATCCACTTGCATAATCTACTGTTCTTAAGCCTTGCTTTGTTAATACTTTCATTGTATCTTTCATTACTTGTTGATAACTTTCTCTTCCTTGTGCCACACTTAATATGGCTCTATCAGTTATCTCCTGGTATATTTTACTCAATGAAGTATATTCTAACTCACCACGATCATTTAACAGTGCATATGCTGTATTTTTACTCATATTGATATAACTATCAACAGTTGCCTTTGCTATATTCCTTACATGTTTTTGTAGCATTTTATTTTCTTCATAAGGAATATACTTTGCTTTTTTATATTCATAAAATTGCTTTGCAAACCTTTGATTTTTCTTTGCTACTGCTTCAAATATCTCATATATATCTTCAACATTCTTATCAGTTATTTCGGCAATTTTCTGTATTATTTCATCTAAATTATTACCGTATTTTATTGATTGAAATACTTCTCTTAATTGACTTGGTGTTAATTCACCAATATCAACAATTTGCTCGCCTAGTTTTTGAATCATAAAATAGTTAAGTTCTTCTATTCTATTAACTAGTCTTTCACTTAATTTTTCTAGTGCTTCTTCACTTAACATTAAAGCACCACCTTTTATTCACCTAATAAATCATTTACTTTAGGCGAATTTGCTTTTATTTCATCAATAACTGCTTGAGCTTCTTCCAATGTTTCATGTGGTTTCATGTACTGTCTCAATTCAGCTTCTCTAATTACACCTTTTGATACACCTTGTACTAATTGGCTAAATTCTTGTTGGCTATCTTCTAGCATTGAATAAGACCAATCTATTGCCAACTCATAATCGCCTTGTGGTGATAGATGATAATAATTAGCTAATACATTACATGCATATAAGAAGTCCTTTAATCCATCTTCTAAGCCATCTCTTACATCATCACATATATCAAATGTATCTTTTAATGTTTTCTTTATTTCAGTAGCAGTAGCATTTTTAGTTTCGGCTTTAGTTAATATACCTTCACTAGTTCCTACTTGCTTTTCTAACATAGAGCATTCATTCATTAACTTATTATATAATGAAGTATCTCTAAATGCTGGATCGAACACTTCCCAAAAGTCATCATCTCCAGCTTGTACCTTCCTATATAGACCATTTACTGGTAAAGCATTTTCACCTTTAAATAATCTAGGATCAGCGCCAACAAATACTTCTTTTAAATCATATTCTTTAGATATTTGTTCTAATGTATGTTTTATTTTGTTTATTTGTTTATCGCAACCATAAGTAATTGGTACACCATAACTATCTGTTTCTCTTCTATTATCTACTGGTGATTTAATATACATAAAAGGCATTTTTTCAACATTAGTAATTGATATATCTTTTATATTTTGCCATTCTGTTATTTCTGCTAATGATATCAACTCACCATTGTTATCCGTTGCAGAATACCTAATATACAAATTACCTTCTTCTAATGTATAATCAGCCCATCTAAAGTAATGATCACCATCTTTTACTATATGTTCTGCTAATATAGTACAATCTATGATATCTTCACCAATTTTTTTGTTTATAACAAATCTATTTTGACCTACTATATCAAAATATAGTTTGTTTCTTGCAACATACGGAACTGCTAGAACTCCACCAATTCCTAATTCCCTTGATACTATCTTTTTTAATTTCTTTAATAGTCTAGTTAATACTTCACCTAATAATTCACTTCTAAGATTATCACCAATAACATCGATATTACTATCACTAACTGTGTAATTTGCTAGTTTATTAGCAAATATAGCAGTAAAGTTTATATCATCTTTTCGCTCGTAATTATTAGAGAATTCTTCATTAGACTGTAATATTACTTCATCAGCTACTTGTTTTTTACCAAACAATGCTAATATCTTATTCCATATTGATTTTATCACTGCTATTCTCCTTTTCTTCTCCATACTGGATTCATTGCATATCTAACACTATCTATACAGTGGTTATCGGCATCAACATAACCACTTATATAATTACCATCTTTGTCTTGATCGTACTCATATGTAGTAAACTCTTCAGCACTTCTAGGACACCTTTTTGGATCTATTACTATCTTAGCTAAACTACTTAGCCATTTCATAGAATATTCCACACTATCTGGTCCTTTTTTAGCACCATAGATAAGTGCACCATAATCAGAGAAGTCTCCAATTGATTTTGGCTCAGCACTATCTGCTGTTATTAAATCATCATTGGTTACATCCTTGTTTTCTTTTAGGTAATTCCATACATCCAAGTTACTCATTTTATTAACTACGAACTCATCAAAAATGTATAATGTCTTTTTACCTGGTTGATAACACATTTTAGTCCATGCTAATGGATCAGGATACCAACCAAAGTCTATGCCTTGATATATATAATCGAAATTGCTTATTTCTTCATCAGTTATTTCTCTTAATTCAATATTTTCAAAAACATTTCCACCATCGCCAGTTTCTTCACCTAAATATTCATTAGCATATACATTAGGTGATATGTCTTTAATATAATTGGCTTCATCAATAAATGTTTGCCCTAGCCATTCTACTGGAGCATCCAAGTAAGTACTTGAATGAACACATCTATTTGATTTTGGTATTCTTGTTTCTTTATTAACAAAGTGATTAGTAGATTTTGGAGTATTATATACTCTAAATATGATGAATTCACTACCACCACGAACTACTGACTGGTCTATCTTACGAACTTCATTCATACCATTCATTTGGTCAAACTCTTCATATACTACAATTGCTATATATTTATCTTTAGGAGGTTTAATTGATTTTATCTTTCCAGGATCATCCGCACCTCTAAAATATATTATTTGTCCAGTAACAGTATTTTTTATTTCTAATGGACTTTTAGTACTTTTCCATCTATCAGTTATGCCTTGATAAGTATCATTTAACTTATCAAATCCCCATTCCATTTGACTGAATGCAGAATCTTTTAATGTATTACCTACTTTACGGATAATAATTGCACACCAATTAGGATTATTTTCTAATAGTTCAGCAACCTTTTCACTCCAATAAGATGATTTGATTGAAGCTCTACCGCCTTTTAACCAATATTCCAGGTATCTTCTTTCATCTATCCATCTATTTAAATCAACAAATGCCTTTCCAATATCTTTTGCTGGAATAAAAATAGGAAGTTTATCTCTTACTTCCTTTTCTAATTGCATTTCTTTGAATTTTAACTCTTTATCGACAAGCACACCATAAGCACTTGCTAAATCTCTTACATTGGTAAATGCATCAACCTTTTCCGCTTTATCATTGATGGCTTTAATTATCTTACCAATTGCAGCTAGTCTTTGACCAGATGTATTATCTATCATTTCTAGCATTGTTTTAGTATTCTCTTCTTTTTTTTCTTCGCACTTTTGTGCAAAACCCTTATCTTTTTTAACCAATGCTTTAACAGTGTTTGGAGATATACCACCATTCATTCTTGCAGTCTCCGAATAGTTCTGATTCATAGTATAATCAGCTATTATTTTTTTCTTTAACTTATCAGTTAATTTTACTCTAGACATAATAACCAACTCACAAGTTCTCTCTTGTTGTAAAATCTCTCACATTTATTTTCGGTGCTGCCAGTTCCTAATAATCTATAATTGAAGTTGTAAGCTTTATTTACATGTTGGTCTTTGACTTTAGTTATTTCAACTAAAGACATTTCATACTTATCGCTAAGTTCAATCATTTTCATTCTTATATACTGATCTAATTTCAAATGATATCACCTACTTTGCTCTTCTTCTTTTCTTCTTACCCTTCTTCTTTCTCTCAAATAGATCATCTTTGCAATATTTGTAATCACTACATACCTTGCAATTCATTTTTTTCATACATTTATCCCAATTCATTCTTCATCAACTCATTTTATCTACAAATAAAAGAGACATATTTCTCTATGTCTCTAAAATAGAAAGGCGGCGATGCCTTTTCGCCTGGTAGTCTTTACGCATATTAGTAGATACTGTACCAACGATATATAATAACTGCATTACTCGCTGCACTCTCCATGCGAAACACCACTGTACAGCAATACGGTAGAGAGGTGGCTTTCTCCCTCGCAGTATTTACCATTTTCAATATATCATCAGTACACTATCTACTAGATAGTGTAATAAGGTTGATATCGTGAATATTTAATTTTTCACAATATTATTAAAACACAACTTTTGTGCATTTTTGTGCATTTTTACAAAATATCGATACTTTCATATACAATATAGCTAATATCTTGACCTTTGTATTGTTCCAATACTGGGAACTTTTCTAAATCCTTTTTAGGTATTGGTGTATCAAAAGTTCTATATTGTCTAGCTGATACAGTTGGATGATTTTTAATTATATTTAATTCTATTTTTTCTTTTATATATTTACCTACATATGAATTTAGATCAATTATGTCATACTTATAATCTTTAGGTATCAATTCTTTTGCTTTTTCAATTATAATATCACTCTGTGTTTCAACATAATTTATTGATAAATTATCTTTGTTTCTCTTCAAACCTATCATATAATCAATGTCAAATTTGCTATGATATGTTATATAACTTTTATTACCACCATATTTTAGTAAATCATATAATCTTACTATATGGTGAAATTGTTTAGGATCAAATCCCCATTTATCAAATTCTTTAGTTTTACTAGGATATTCATGAGTTAATGCTTTTCTCTTTTCGTGCATCGCTCCTAATATACTTTTTAAATTAGGTCTATACTGTTTAAACATTTCTTTTATTGTTTTATCGCCAATACTGTACTCAGTATCAATAGCTTCTATATAACTGAAGTTCCCTTTTCTAATAACATCATAGAATGTAATCAAATCTTTAACATCAATAGTACCATTTTCACAATCTATTACCTTACTTGTCACTTTTCTAAAGACTATATCATCTAATGTAGGCAATACTATAGCTTTAGCATCGATATCACTTAATTCATCATTGCAATTATAATTCTGACTACCATATAGTCCTATATAAATGACCTCATATCCTAATTGTTCTAGTTTCTTTTTATAACTTCCTAATGCTTTAAATATTTCTTCT